TTGCATTAAAATAAATAAATTGACCACCGTCGTTCAGGGTAGTGGGGCTCGCATTAAGATGCAAAGTTCCCTCATCATAATCAACAGTTCCAATAAAACTATTGATCACATTATAAGATTGCCCGTCATACATTTCAACTGTATTCTGAGAAGTGGTATCATTTTGTGCCGAAGAACTCGTAACCACCATCAACTCAGAATCCTTGTCTATAATATAACAATTATCCACTCCCCGATATCTAAAGCCAGAAGACTGGATAACGTGCATGTGCCCCGCATGAGGTCTGTAGATGGGGTTGTGGAATTTGATTGTATAACTAGACTCCACACCAAGAATAGGCCTAATTCGTTTTTTCATTGCGATATTAGTGTTATTGTTTATAATACCGATCTCTGTATCGTCTATCTTTTTAGATACTAGCGAATACCTAAAATATTCGTCAAAGCGACCTAAATTTGATATGTTGTAATTAGAGATCGTATTTTTAACTAACAACTTCAACTGTTCTGCTGTTCTTGTGGTCTTTCTGGGATCATACGCAAGAGTGGTATCAACAACCACAAAAAGGTAATCGGGATCAACAAACACAGGTCTGACTGTGACTACATTTCTCTTCTTCAAGATATCTTGAGCTATCCTGTCTTGCTCCCCCCGAGAAATTACATATCCAGTTTTTGGTTTTATACTAACATAAACCGACCCATAATCTGGGGGATTATTCTCTTCGCCGCCCCAAACACGAACAGAATCTACGAGATTGTAATCATTTTCCAATCGTGTTCTATAATCGTTTTTCGTTACTAGTCTTTTCTGAAGAGCATGTTGGCGGGGTGCTTGAATTTTAATTGATGAAGTGCTTTCTCTTTCGGCACCACCACTTGAGCGTGTCCACCCAGATGATAGAGTAACTGTGGCAAGATCCGCCCCAGAAATGCTTTCTGCTAAATTAAACTTGGAAGCGCCATTCCCATCAGACCCCATCATAGAAGCACTATACACCATCTGGACCATATCAGAAACGCTTGGCTTCTTTCCAATTACACCATCTCCAAAATAAATCTCATATCTATTCTGATTACCCTCTTGTAAAAAATAAACCTTCGATGTGGCACCAACTTCTGTTATATCATCAGCTAATATATATGTTTCGCCACCAGCAGTAACAGTCAATGTAGTAGTATCTACGTCTTCATTAGGGATTTGAAAAACTTGATTTTCTTGAGTAGTAACAACATGTGTTGCATTAAAAGAAACGCCTTCTTTTACTTCAATATTTAATGCCTTATATTTTCCATCGGAGGGGTCGAAACTAGCAGTATGAGCTTTCGTGGTTAAGAATGTATGAATATCACTCCCGATCTTAGTCGTAAACTTTGCCCCTTTAGGTATGGTCATCAAAGAACCCGCACCCTCAAAAACTAAATCTAGATAAACAATTGACCCCTTCTTTGATGATGGAGTATAACCAAGATGCTTTGCTAGTGAAACAATAGAAGATCGCAATGACGCGCTATCCATGAACATTTCACTTGCAAGCATGTTTGTATAGAATCCATTATAATGGGTATTGTATGCGAGAACATCCAAAAGGATATTCAAAGCAGAGCCTTCAAAATCATAGTCTTTAAATTCATCTTGCCCGATAAGATATGATTTTAATGCGGTCTTGATCGCATCGAAGTCAAGCTCAGTAATCTTCAACTTATTTGTGGTTGTTGTATAGTTTGACATTTATCTATTTCTTTCCAGTAAGAATACTGCTCGTCGTTCTTCTTCTTCGTTAAGAATATAAAAGGTTAAGCCCACTCTATATGCATTTTGACCTTCCTGCGGTTCAACCAAAACCTCCCGCAAAGAAACCCGAGGCTCGAAATTATTTATAGTTTCAGTAACAGAGTCCCTTATCCTCAAGGCTGTAGCATAGGTCATAGGCTCAAACAGTTGACGTGTTATATTAGAGCCGACTTCGGGATGCATCGGTCTTTCATAAAAATTAGTCAATAGCAAGTGACGGACTGAATTGATAACGGCATCTGCATCCGTCTTCATCGTCAACTTTCCAGTATTTGGATGTGCAGTAAAATTTAAACTAAAATCCGACCATCTTTTTGCTACAGGCAAAATACAATCCTCCCTTTTAGGTATTTAGGCATCAGCTTGGGTCATCAACTCTAATTCTAGCATTACCTCTACCATCAACAGTATCTTTAATGATCTCATCCACATTTGAAGCGGTTGCGCTAGAATCTTTAAATAATATTTCCCCTCCAGCCTGAATACTCATATCACCACCTGCAATAAGATCAGCATTTCCTTCTGCTGCAATCAAAGCATCTCTTGTAACTCGCGCAGACATATCATTGTTAACCACAGCATACATATCATTATCAACATTAACTGTCGCATTCTCTGCAACATCAACCTGAGCATTCATATCTGTTTTAATTTTAATGTCACTTTCGCAATAGAAGTCTGCCTGACCCACGACATGAACGGCACAAACTCCATCAACCTTGACACCCTTGTCGCCAATGGTTACAGAGAAATCATCCTTGATCACTTTAGTGACTCTACTACCATCTGGATGTATCTCATAGAATGTTCCGGTTCGATGCGTCTCTTTAATTCTTTCAGCACCCGGAGTATCGTCAACTTCTCTTAAATGTCCGCTTTCGGATTCTTCCACCGAATTAAATGGATATTTTGCTGCATACGGAATATCTGGTTCTGGTATGGTGGATGCATCTGTTTTTGTGATCGCAGTCTGAAGTTGAGATTCTAGGTGAGCTTCTAAAACCGTCCCTTTGCCAATTCCTCGCGCGAGTCTTGGAGTATTAATTTCATTGACGACGATAGGCCCATAATCCGAAACATTCTCATGAGTGAATTCGCCGTCTTCCACAGAAACTAAAGTCTTCTGCGGTTGATTTTCAATCGGACCTCCTGCGCCTGCACGGTCATCAATAAATCCAATATCACCAACTCTAGGAACTTGTTCTGCTAATGCAATTGCATCCACAGGTTCTTGATCTTCATCAAATCCCAGCGTCGTTCCATAACCAGTATTGATTGTGCCGAGCATAACCAAATCCTGACCTAAGAATCCATCACGATAAAATCCGGTGACTCTTGTTCCCGGTCTGAGACTTACAGTTTTTCCATGCGGGCTATTTAACGGCATCATAGGGTATGCCCAAGGAAGCTCTGTGGTTGATATATCATCCTTCAAAGGTGAATTGTGAGCAACTACACGAACACGACATCTACCGGCACCTGTAGGATCTAGGTTATCTTCTACGACACCTTCCCACCAATGAAATGCTCCTTCTTGTCCTACACCCATAGGGTCCATAAATTACACCTTCTTCGGAAGCGGAGTTGAATAAGAATCCTTGACTAACAACAACATTGTATTATATCCTGCATTGTCTGAGGATAATAAATGCTTAATCTTTGATATCAAATATCTTCCTGAAAGTAATGCATCTCGATCCCCATCATTTTTGGTCGTACTTGGTGGAGGAAGAATGACCTCAACAATCTCGCCCACTCTTCTTTGACTGTCCCCAGAAACAATAAGCTGAAGCCGAATCGCATTGATTTGATGCATTTGAGAAGTTCTTACCAATTCGGTATCCTGTCGTTCATCACTATGATTCGTGTCAGTGTCAAAGGAACCAAAATGCTTAGGCAGAAACTTAACCATGCTTGAAGATCGTTCACTATAATTTTTATTGTTAATCAACGTAGTCTTACCATGCCCCGATGACATTGCATTATAATTTACCGACTTGTATTGATTATACGACTTGTCATAATCAAAAGTGTTATAAGTCACTTTTCGCTTCATCAAATCATTAGACACAATGGTAGATCCATACATCCCAGCCTGAATAGCACGAACCGTATTAGGAAGAGATATTACCTTAAAAGACTTAATACCAACCAACTTTCTGAGATCATTTTTTTTTCCAGTAGAGGGCTCTTTAATATACTTAACAACAGGATCAACTGTGGTGGGATCAATCAAGCTCTCTATCGAAACAAATTGAAATGTTTTATCTAACTGCTCAAAGAAAACATAATTAGCCCCCATATATTTACTGGATCTTGAGGTTTTTGCAAGAATATTAATAGCATCAATCGGGCTTTTGTTGTTTACGATAAAGCTACCGACATTCTTTGTTGGCTCTGCATACAGTTTTTTACCATCTATCATATTCATAGGAGCAAACAAATCAGTTGCCATATCAGAATACGGAACCATTCGATAAGCTCTACTGATTTTTAATTGATCTGACGTAATTTTTTCTGTTGAACAAAATTTTAAATTGAGAACACGGTCATCATTATTTGGCTGCTTAATATCCAAATTATACACTCTACCAACAAAATCAATTTCTTTTTTCTGAGGAGTTTGAAATGAAAGCTCAACCATTTCATCACCAACAAAATTCATCTCATTCAAAATATTGATTCCATCTATAATAGTGGCTTCACCCGAAACAAATTGAGTATCTCCTTTAAGAAGACCCATACTTTCGCTAAGTGTGATGTAGTTCCACGCATCACTTGGAGCAATTTCTTTTAACTGTTTTCCACTAGAGGATATAATATTAAATTTAGTGACAATAACATCTGCCATTCCTCTATTACTAGACTCCGACATAACGTCTACCTCTTCTGAACTACCAAGTTCTCAAAACTACCAATAAATTCCTGAAGAAGATTTCTGCGGAGAAGTGTAATATCCGACCTTGCATCATTCTGTTCAATCTCATAAGTGTATCCATCGACGGATTCTCTCGTATCAGATATGCCATAAGTATGCGTTGATCCGGGCACACCATTACTAATTCCAGTATATTTATATGTAAAGGTGGATGGAACTTCAATTCCTGCCTTTAATATAATATCGCCCTTTGTATAGGTATCATCAGTAAAATTCGCCTTAATCACCTTAGTCCGATGGAATAGGGTTTCAGCTTGTGCGTTAGCAACACTCCCGTACTTATTTGCAATAAATCTTTCCATCGCATGAGTATCCAAAGGCCAGCACCACTGGGGATCGCGGATCTCATTCATCAACAACACAACCCAGTAATACTTTGCTTCGCCATAATATTTGTATGCAACATGCTCTGGCTTTTCTCCGTCAGGAACTCGGTAATTATAATAAATGGTTTTGTCCGTTTTTGCCTCTAGTGTTGCACGGACTCTTTTGAATATGTCAGTAACAACTTTATACTGCCCAGATCCATCAAAAGTTTCATAGGGAACTGTGGGAAAATATTTAAAATACCTACCATGAGATTTCATTTAGTACCCCG